GACAAATTTTGCGGTGTACTGCTGACCTGGGTAGACCCAGTGATGCAGAAAGCGTTTGATTGCCTTTCAGGGATGATTGCGCCCCAAGAAGCACACGATCGCGCCCAGGCGTACCGGGAAGAATTACTCCAAACCTTTCCCGCATCGACTCACAAAGGGGTCAATGATTTGCTGGTCTCAACAGGCACGATCGATTTTCTGGTGGAGACCGATCGCCGTTGGTGGCAGTACAACCGGGAACATCTGTCTGATCGTCAGGAAGTCATCGATCGCCTACGGCAAGTCGCTCGGCAAATCATGCAGGAATGTGCAGAGGCAAATCAACAGGCAGAGGAAGTAGTGGAGCAGTTTAAGGGCTTTGCCAAACGTGCGGCACAGTCGAGCAAGCGTACTCTGAACTAACCGCTGCGGGAACACCAGGGCACTATTATGCTCTGAGACGATGACTGAACCCAAACAATTGCACCACCAGGACATCGCACTTGAACAGCAGACACAGCAGAAGTGCTCACCACCAGAACTCACGCTCGAACAGCAGATGCAGCAGAAATGCCGAGAATGGCAGCAACGGCTGAGGCTGGCTGATTGGGATGTAACTGTAAAAGTTGTGCCTGCCATGGATATGAGCAGTACGCAAGCGCAGGGCTGTATTCACTGGCGCATAACCGAGAAAACGGCAGACATTAAGCTGGTTACACCGGAAGATGCTGTTAAGCAGAACCCAATGCGACCCTACAACCTTGAAGAGACGCTGATCCATGAGTTGCTGCATCTGCACATGGCACCGTTTGAACCAGACTCAAGTGAACAGACTGAGTGTATGGCAATGGAGTGGACGATTAACGCGATCGCGGGTGCCTTGCTCAAACTAGCAAACTCACAGGAGTCGGCAAATGTTTAACTGGTCAAATCAGCGAATCGCCATCTTAGATTTCGTCATGGCTGGCAGTAGTTTTAGCGGCTGGATTGCCAATGTGCTGAAAGCACACGACCCGCTCAATCCCTACGCGATCATTAATCTCTCCTGTGCGGCGGTTTTGCTTTTTATAGGTTTGGTGCGGTTGGGCAAAATTAAAGGCATTGAGGCAGAAGACAACGATGAATTTTGAACTCAAAACAACGGGCAATGCTACTCCACGCAGTACCACCGTGACGCTGGATGGGCAAGATATTGGCGATCGTGCGTTCAACATTGAGCTTGAGCTTGCCATTCCAGCTAATGGACTGGCGATACTCAAAATTCATTTCCATGAAACCGACGCGAATGGCAACCTGCGGCTGGGGGGTGAAGGCGAAAATCGGCACCTGCTGACTAAAACCGTCTCTTACACTGGCTCATTCACCATCTCTGGCGATGTGAAACAACTTCTGGAACCAGTCGATGGGGATTAATTTCGATCGTGCCAAGCTCAACGCTGGCATCACCAAAGCATTCACGAAAACCGCTGAGGTGTATGCGGCTCAGTTGCAGGTAGAACTGGACACCCCTGAGTGGCAGTGGACAGGAAAGGAAACCAAACGGCGTAACGGGGAAGTCGTCGATTCCCCACGGGACATCAACGACACGGCAGAACTATTAGATTCGCAGCAGCCGGTGGTGATTGAAGAAAAGGGTGACGTGACGGTTGCCACAATCGAATATGACTGTGACCATGCAGCAGTAGTCTACACAGGCTGGACGGATGATCAGACGGTTTATCCTGGTCGTCAGTGGGATAAAGCGGCTCAGGAGCACATGAATGTGACTCAGCATTTTGCCGAACACTTGAAGAAGGAGCTAGGACTATGACCGAAGATAAACCTGTGATTGAAGATAAAGCACCCTGTATTAAAGGCACGATCGACAAGCAAGCAGCGCTCATTGTCGACCTTCAAAAACGACTTAGAGAAGCCTGTATCAGGAACAATGCCGAAGACTCTAACCAGTTTGCTCAGGCAATGCTGGTAGCCACACAAACCTGGAAGCTACTTTTGGATACCTGGGAAGACGTAAAGCCAAAACCAGCGGCGACCTATCAAACCTATCAATCAGACCCAACCCTTAGGAGAGGGCCATGAAAGCTGAAGATTTGCGCGATCGCATCCTTCTCCTCTTAGCGGAGGAGTTAGGCACCTACACCATTGGGAAGCCCCCGCTGACCAATGATTCGCCTGCGATCTGCATCCAGGATTCGGGTGAGACACGGCCTAATGATCGCGCCATCACTGGGCTAGAGATCATTATTCGTCGTAGTCCTGAACGAAACTCTCCAGCCGTTTATGGCGGTGTTCATCGCCAGAGAGTATGGCAACTTTTTCTGGTGCAGCACCAGGGCTGCCACACTCTACAGACCGCGATCGACAAGTTAGAGTTGTCCTTCCCCAATACAAAATCGATTGTCATTGGTGCAAACCAACAGAAGAACATCCGCGAACAGGTTAGCGTCAAGATTCCTGACATGACGGAGTTTGCCAAACAATAAAGGCCTGGAAGAGCAGAGCGAGGGAATACCACAAGCGACCACCCTCGCGAGGGATTCCGCTTCCATGTCTCAAAATTTTGTCATCGGTGTACAAACCGAAATTCTGTTTGGCATTATGCCGGGTGAGCTACTCTTGCTCGACAATCCGACCGCTCCGCCCGATGTCGTGATGACCACCAGCGCTGCCGCAAATGCCGGTACTGCAACGATCGCGCTGACCGCCTTGACCAAGCCCGTTGCGGCTGGTAGCTTACTCAAGTTTGCCGTGCCCGTGCTGGTAACGCTCTCTGCCAATGCCGCCGAGAATGCAACCAGCCTGGCTGTATCAGCATTGTCAGGCGATATTCCTGACAACTCCACGATCTACTTCTTTAATGCTGGCTTTCAGGTCAACACTACGGCAGAGGCCGCCAACGCTGCGACGACCGTACCGATCGATCCATTGCCTGCGGCCCTAGAGAGCGGTGCGGTTGGTTACTACTTCACCACGGCATTTAAGCTCGCGTATTCCACCAAAGATGCCAAGACAGGCGATACCAGCTTGTTTGTTGAACCACTGGCAGAAACGATCGCAACTGGTTCTGTGTGCCTGCACTCTGGGTTGCAACTACTGCAAGGTGGGACGACATCCGACGAACAAATCCAGTCCAAGGACACCGAATCGCAGATTTACGGCAAGGGCTTGATTTACAGCACCGGGAAAGTCACTGGTGCAAGCTGGCAGGTCAGCTATTCGTTTAACGTGCTGCCCAGCGACCCTGGCTATTTCAGCTTGAAATATGCCGCAGCGAATGCGATCGCAGGTGTGCGCGGCTGGGTGAGAAAGCTTGATCCGGCTCCCGATGGTTACACCGTTGGGGAACGCATTGAAGGCGTTTGCGACGTGACTGATTTTTCGAAGACTAACCCTTCGGACAATATCATCACAGGCAAATGCACGTTCAAAGGCCGCGGTACACCAACGATTGGGCACTACGCCTAACCAATCACTGAAGGAAGTCGAGCAGTCGTAGTTGAGCGAGACTGCCCGACCTCTTAGTCATTCCTACCTTGAGATGCGGTGGGAACTCCACAGTCAGTTGAGCCAAAAAACTGCCATGAAACTTCCATTTGTTGTTGAACCTAAAGCTGTTGAAACCGTTGCTGTCGGCAACGAAGCGACTGGAATCTTGAATATCCCTAAACTAGGTGACCTATCGCCTGTAGAACGTCGATTTTTGAAGCAGCAAAACTTGATCGATATACGGAGAGAAGGGATAAAGCTGGCAGCCGAAATTGCAACTAAAGAAGGAGCACGGCTCAGTGACATCTACTCTGCCCTCATCCAAAATGATATGACGGCTCTGAGTGACTATCTTGGCGAACTGATTATCTTCCAGGATTTAGTTGATGAAGCTAATGACCAGAAGGCATTAGCATTAGCGACGGCGATTCTGCGGTTTCGTGTGATGCGGGATGAGGACTGGACGATCGAAGACACGCTAAACACCGATTTACTTCCGCCAGCGCTGGTCAAAGAAATTGTCATCTTTGCCCATAGAGAGGAAACGGGATGGGCTGAAGAAACGGCACCACCAGAAAACCCCTCCGACGAAGAATTGGGAAACTTCTAGCTCAAGCGCCTGAAGATCCAGACTGGGAAGGGATTTTTTGGCGTATTCAGCGTTACTGGCCACACGACACACGATTCGACGCTGAAAACTTTGGGTTTCAACCAACCTGGTTGATCCTTCAGGCACTTGAGCATGGGGCGAAATTGAAGCTGGAAGCGTTGCACCATCAAGAATTGGGCATTGCCACGCTAACGAGCTGCTTTATCAACGCCAACCGTGACCCCAAAAAGGGCGAACCTGCAAAGGCGTCAGATTTCTTCTACTTCCAGCCCAAAGATCAGAAAATCAAAATTCCGGCCCCAGCCTGCGATACGTTCTTTGCCCTGACCAAAGAGAACAAAATGCCGGGATGGGTTGTGGGCATGGCACCTATGGATACTTTGCGTGCTCATAAAGGCAATGGCAAGCGGCTGCCTGGTCGCGTCCGTGCATGGTCTGGCGATGGCGTGCTGCTGATTTTGCCACACATTGAAGGCAATACCGTACGCTGTCCACTGGCGTTTGTTAGCACGAAGCGCCAGGGCAGTCTTTCTCTACGTGACGTGGATTCTGGCACCTTGTTTCGTGTGCAGTTACCGCCAGGGGAACGGCGGTGGGTGTTGGGGGCTGAATTCAAGATCGCAGAGTAGTTTGGATTTGCGGGAACACCAGGGCAGTCTCATCTCTGCCCACGATGCCGAATGCCGTTGCCCTTTCCATCGACACTTTCGCTGTTTCACTACAAGAGTTTGTGCTCAACGGTTATGAGCGCACGGTGATTGCGCCGGGTGGTGAAGTAGAGTATTCGCTTAATGGCACTCCAACTGTTGATGGGCAACTCTATGAGCCGAAGTACGTCTGGACGCTAGCAGCGTTTCTCAGTGAAGCGGAATGGCGGCAACTGTGGTTGATCTATCGGCGATCAGAGCGGAAGCGGGCACAAGATCAACCATTTAGCATCACTGTCGCGGATTACGTCGAAGCATACGTTGAAGACCAGGATGGACGCAGCAGAGCATTAGCGCCTGATGGTGAGGTCGTTGCGTTAGACGGTGGTGGCATCGAATATCCAGCCCTCTTCCACGCTCGGATGTACGAGCCACGCTGGGAGCATTCTAATAATCTGCTCTATCCATACATCGCCCGGTGCGTGCTGCGCGAGCTAGACCCGGTGCCAGCGTCATGACGATTAATCTCAGCATTCGCCATTACAGCGTCACCATTGCTGGATTGAACTGCAACAACGCCGTGGTGAGCTTCACTGGCTCAGACACTAAGCTAGACAACGCGTCTGGATTGGTCACCTTCAAAGGGACATTAGTGCTGGGCTATCCAGAAGGTGGTAGCTTTGAGAGCCTGGACGATCGCGTTAACGATCGCTGGAGTCGGGGTAACTCGCTAACGATTCAACTTGCTGACTCGTCAGGCAGCCTGCGACTGCCCCCCCGAGGCGGAACGCTGCACATTCTAGAGGCAGCGTATGACCTCAAAACCCGCAAGCTGACGCTGCAAGTCGCTGATGTGCTTGAGTTGCTGCGAATGCGGGAACCGTTGATGAATGCGTCAAAAATTTGTCTGGGCACCAATTCAGCCAAGACAGAAGTGATCAGCAATCTGCTGGCAGCAGCCGGTGCACCGCAACTTTTTGCAGGTGATGCTGTCCCCGGCTTGCTCAGCATCCCGACGCCAAAGCTGTTAGACGGGAGCTATATCGACCAGGCCTCAGCGATCGCCGCCAGCGCTGGCTATTTTCTGTGGGTAGACACAGCAGGAAATGTGCGGGCAAGTGCCCTTGATACCAGCAACCGCGCGGCCGCTTTTACCATCAACAGCAGCAGCATCGTGCAAACTGAACGCGTTGCAGGCGAAGCGCCGCCATGCGAGCTGGTGATTAAAGGCAAAGCAGCCGTGGTCAAACCTGCGAACGATCACACCAGCTCAGACGATCAGCAGTTTGGCCCCCTGGTTTTGGCCGGTTTGAAAGCTGGTACAACGGCGTCCCCTGCGGGTGAGATGATCATTCGTGAGACAAGCGTGGATGACAACTTTCAGCGTTCCGGCAAGCAGCGCGTCATTCTGACGGTGATCAGAGAGCCAGCAGGAATTGTGTTTGCTGGAGATAAACAATACGCTGGAGTCACAGACCTGATCCTCAGCTCGGTGACCCGTGAAACGTACTACTACGAGCAATACAGCCCAATAATTGGTAACTCGGCAGCAAGTCTTTGCCAGCAGGGCAATCAAGGCAGGTTGCAACGCCACACGATCGAGATTTATCGCCCTGCAGGTGTAGCACTGAAAACAGTCTACGCTAGCTATCCCAAGACAATGAAAGTCGATAAGACGCGGCTGATTCTGGCAGAGCAGACCGAGACCCAGTACACCTACAACCTGGGACTCTTTGTTGATGACTACTCAGATGGATATGCGGCTCAGTGGACTGTAGTTTTAGGCCACGGTCCCAAAATCACGACCCTCAAATATCAACCAATCGGTGCGATCGACCCTGATGACTTTCTCTATCGCTCAAAGACCAGCCTGGGGACACCGGAAGAGCCGACGCCGAGTGAGTACACCGTGGACTACTACTACGAGGCTTCTCCGGGTGAATGGAAAAAAGAGCATCAGATTTACCAATCGATGTGCATCAGTAATCCGGAGGCAGCCAAACTGATCCGGCAGAACAAAGCCATCCCGCGCAACAAAATTGCGTTACTCGTTACTCAACTCAATGAGGTAGACGATGCGACGACGATTTCAAACTCAGGGCAGGCAAACCCACCGGCACCGGATACTTACAGTGCAACGTATACGGTAACCGAGAAGACCGCGCAAATCGTCTTTAAGATGCCAACGAATGCAGCCTCGCCGTACCGGCAATCGCGGCGTGACCTGACGTTTGAGTACATCAGCGCAACAGGTGTGGGGCTTGCGGCAAAATATAGTGCGGAAGCGCAATGTTTGGCACTGGCAAAAGTCTGGGGAGCGGTGCTGTGGGGACGTTACAAGAGCTCGTCTTACACGACCGATTTAAGCGATTCATGGTGGAGCTACAAACCACTGACCAGAATCGACGTAAACGAGCCGCAAGCTCGCTTTGCCTACCTCGGTGATGGATTCTCTATTGCGATCGCAGGCAAGCGCTGTGCTGTTAGCTTTGATGGCATTCTGCTAGGGCAAATTGTGCAGACGCCGATCACAACACCAGCGGTCTATGACGAGCATGGGACGTTGATCACTCCGGCGGTCACGACAACGACAGACATGATTTCACCGCCTTTTATCAACTGGAAAGCGTTGCAAGCGTCTTCAGGCAGTGCGATCAGCCTGACACGACGCGACTATGATTTGTCACCAGTGACGCGATCGATCCAGGTAGCAAGCGGTTCAGGGCTGAAAGACTATCAGCCAAGACGGATCAGCGTGGCGGGCGCAGGTGCCGCCAGAGGGCAACACAGCACTCATGCAGTGCGTGTAGCGGGTGGCAGCGCTGTGGACATGGTGAAGTCTCTGACCTGGGCGGAGGTAACGCCCGAAAGATGGCAGCAAATGAGCGATCGACAGTATCGCAAGATCATCGCGCCTTACTAGCAACGGTGGGAACGACAGGGCAGTATTTCTAAAGCTGCCTGCCATGTCTGCCTACTATCACAACGATTGGATCAGCCGTAAGGCGAAAGTCATGTACCGGGGGGCAACTCCACCCCAAGCAGGCAAATTTCAACTGTGCTTTGCGGACACTACGAGCTTAAGCCGTTCTAGCCCTCTATCAGATTTTGTGAACGCAGAGCTAATAACCCAATACGGCTATCAGCGTAAGAATCTGGTCTGGCCAGAGGATGGCAGTTTTTCAAACACAAACTTACGCCATGAGTTGCCGTTAATCGAGGCAACTTGGACGGCTTCTGGTGGCTCAATTCAATTTCAAACCGCGTTTCTGCTCGCAGACGCACACGCCAAAGCGCAAGAGACGTTCACCACCACAGACGTAGACCCCGCCGCGAACCACATCACAATCGCAAGCAATTTGCTCGCCACAAATGACAGCATCATTTTTGAAGCATTGCCAGGAAGCACATTGCCGACTGGGTTAACGGCTGCAACGGTCTACTATGCAGCCAGTGTCAACAATGTCGCTGGTACTTTTCAGGTGACAAATACAGTCGATGGCACGCCTCTGACAATTTCAAATGTGGGTAGCGGTAACTTCAGGATGCGCTATGCGACCGGTTCGGTTGTGCTGCTGCAAATCGAATCTGATCCGGTGATCATCCAGGACAGCAAGCCGAATGTCTATGAACTTGCCGTGGTCGAAATGAACACTGTGTATGGGCCAGGAGTATGACGACTTACGCAGGTTATGGAGTCAATTACTTGGCTGATTTAAAGGCGATCCCACCAGAAGACCGCTGCAATTTAATGTGCATTGCAGTCCTCGAAAAAAAAGCGTGGTATCAGTTCAGCAGCGGCTCAGTGCAGACGCCCGACGATAATCTAATCGTGACTCCGAGCACCGGTGATGGGCAATGGTTAGCGCTTGGCACACCCACAACGAGCGGTGGGGGTAGTACTGGGGGTGGGGGAATGCCCATCTATCGGAGTGACAGTACAAATCCAATCGCCGACAATATTGCACCCGACTTTGCCGGTCAGTTTTTTGTCGGTGGAACGTCGAGCGGGAGCTGTACGGTCTGGGTAGCGGTCGGCTCGACGGTTAATGATTGGAAGTCGATCTATTACTTCTCGAATTCCTGATGATTGATGACGTGCTGCAACTGTTAGCCAATCAGCGATCGCTGAATCGCGCTAATTTTGCTGATAGTCAGTCAGCGCATGCGGAAGTGGCAGCGAGTAGGCCACGGCAATGGGAGCACTATGGGCGCGATGCTGACTCAGGCACGATGGCGATCGCCCCATCAGGGGGTGACGCACAACTGCTGGGAGTAAGCACTACCAGCGGTTTGATGAAACGGGGCCAACCGGTCAGGGTCAATGCATCCGGCGGTACTGTGCGGGTTGACCAGCGACCAGCCGCGCGGGTGCAGACGAAGACCACTACAACCAGCAGCACGCCTGCCAATATCAAGATTCTCGCGAGTGTCATCACTGCCAACGGGATTGAAATTTATGTCGGTGGGTGGCAGTCAGATCCAGTGCTGGTGGCAACGCTGACGGGTGTGAGTGCGAATCAGGTTGGCTTTGATCTGAATGCAACCTTAGCGAACCTGGGCGGCGATGATTGGCAAGTTGACCTGTGCTACGCGATCGCGGGGCATTACTACGCTGAAGTCATTTCGAGCGACGGTAGCCGCAATTATAAGCACGAGACGCCCGTGCTTTGCGTCTCTAAGGGCTATGGATTTTTCACTGCAACGTTGAATGAGCAGCCCAGCTCGACCAATTCACAGAGCAGCGGTACGACGCTGCCCATAACGATCACAGAGACTACGGTAGTCGGCAGCTCACAGCAGTTCTATCTGTTCAATCAAGTGCAGAAGGTGATGGACATCCCCGGCTACACCTACACCAATACGATCCACATCGTTGATTATGGCTACGGTGGCACGAGCAACAATAACGCCAGCGCAACAATTCAATATAGCTACGATCAGCTTTTACTGCCGGGAGACAGCGAGTTTAGTAGTCCCGTAACGACGCGAAACTATGGCGATTACATCGTGACTGCGATAGTTTCATCCGACGGCGCGGGCTTAGATACGCCATCAGTGTCGGGCACGATTCAGGATCAGATCATTCTCCGGATCAATGCTGATGGTTCTGGGGGTGTAGGGCAAAACACCCTGTATCCATTACCTGGAAACACTCAATACATCTGGGTTGATCCTGATGAAAATAATGTTGATGAGGATGCTGATTTCTTCGTTGTGCCTGCATTGATTGACGTGTTCAATGGCAACTTCACAATGCTTGATCCCAGCGACATCAGCACCTTCTACGCTGCGATCTATTGGACTGAGAACACGACGCTGCACTTGAACACATACAGCACGCTATTTGCACTGTATGAGCAGCTCGAAATTGCGGTCTATCCGCTACCTTTGCCAAATGGTGCACAGCCAATAATCTACGCCGGTTCTTATCACCCTTAAAGCTATGGACGTTTTAGAATTACTGGCCCAACAACGATCGGATAATCGCGCTCAGTTTGCAGTACAGCAGGCGGCCAGGGCGCGAGTACAGACTGCACGCAATCAGCAACGTGCAGGCACACCGCTGGGGTTTAACGCTGATCAGGGAGTGTTGATGGTTGACGTTGATGGCAACGCTGTGCCGACCAACTCGCTCAGCTCTGGACAACTACCCAATAGCGTCGTTGTCAGCGATTCTGGCGGGTTGCGCGGTTGGGTCGATGGCATTAGTGCGAGTTAGTGACGCTCAACCATCAAACCAAATTGGTGATACGAGCAACAGCGTCAATCGACCAATCGCTGTGGGGGAACTCCAGGGCATACTCTAGCGGCGGGATGCCCTATGTCTTATCACTTCAATCAACCCTCTGGTTACGGGATGTTCCCGGAGGTCTTTCAAGGCTCTGGACGTTTGTTCCGTCCATCGATTTTTTTCAATGCCGATGATGGTTCTGGCGCTGGCGGCGGCGATCCAGCCCCTGCCCCTGCTCCCACACCAACACCGGCAGCCGATTCTACGCCACCTGAAGACGTTTCAGGCTTAAAAGCAGCCCTGGAAGCAGAGCGCAAACGCAACAAAGAATCGGACCGCTTACTGAAGCAACTGCAGGAATCCGTCAAAGGAATGGATCCGGAGAAATACAAGCAGTTTGAACAATTGCAGCAGCAAGCAGAGGAATGGAATAAGCAGAAGATCACCATTCGTAACGAAGTGGAAACGGAGTGGTCTACCAAGCTTCAAGCTGAAATGACCAAGACAAAAGAGTTTGAGGGCAAGTACCTCGACCTGGTGAAGCGCACCGAAGCCGAGAAAGCTTTCCAGGCAGCAAAGGGACGCAGCGGTGCAGGTGATGCAGGCATTACTTTCTTTGATAGCCTGCTGTCCGTCGTTAGCAAGAACCTGCGGCTCAACGATAAAGGGCAAGTGGAAGTGATTGATGCTAACGGCACTCGCCTGTTTAGCAAGACGGATGCAACTAAGCCGATGACTCCCAAAGAATATTTCGAGAGTCTGCGAAATGACCCGGTATTAGGGCATTGCTTTGAGCCGCAAGCTCGCGGCGCAGGTGGGGGGATGCCTCCTGGTAGTGGCAATGGCTTTGGCAATACCCGCGAAGACTGGAGCAAATTGCCGCGATCGGAACGGTTGACTATTGCCCGTCAGCAAGCAGCGGGTTAGGGCGTAAGGGCTATGAGAAGCAATTGTTTGTTCGTAGCCCTTACCCAAAAGGCTTTGCACTGGTCAGACGTGCAATTCAAAGTGCGCTGGACAGTCAAAACCGAGATTCCCCATTGCTACTGGTACGTGCGTAGCAAAGACAAGCATTTTCACTTTGCCGCTAAAGACAAACATCTCTCAAACTACCAACTGTTGTGGTTTGAGGGACGAGTTGAACGCTTCTACTGGCAAAGGATGAGGGATGAAGGCTAAAGGCTGAATGAGCTTCCCCTACACCCTACTCCCCTCACTCTTACTCCCCTCACTCCTACTCCCCTCACTCCTACTCCCGTGGGAATAACACGTTCAAGCGCCTCGATCGACGGGATGTCATCGGGCAAACACCCCTCTGGCAATGGCGGGATGCCTTCACCAACGGGAACGCAACCAACCACAGAATTTACAGGTGAACACCGATGTCATTAACCCTTTTGGAAGCCGCAAAACTGGCTCCTGACATGGGCACGGCGACGATTATTGAAGAATACGCTGCCACGTCCGATATCCTCCAAGCAATTCCGTTCCGCAACATTGAAGGCTCTGGCGAACATTACAACCGGGAAGATACACTTCCTGGGATTGGCTTTCGCGGTATCAATGAAGGCTTTGATGCCAGCACAGGCATTCTCAACCCTCAAAGTGAAGCACTGAAGACAGCCGGTGGCGACCTGGACGTTGACCGCGCGATCGTGGATCAAAAAGGCGACCAGGAACGCTCCTCCCAGGAATTGATGAAGGTCAAGGCCTTGAGCTTGGCCTGGACGCGCAACTTTATCAAAGGCGATAGCCGCGCTAACCCTCGCGCCTTTGACGGGCTACAGATGCGTGTTGGTGGTACCCAATTGCTTGATAACGCAATGGCTGGTGGCCCTTTGAGCTTACTGCAATTGGATGCGGCCATTGACCAGGTTGATATGCCAAGCGCATTAATCATGAATAAAGGGATGCGCCGCCTGATCACAGCCGCAGCGCGGAACCCCTATGTGTCTGGTCACATCAACTACGAACTCAATCAGTTTGGGCAAAAGGTGATGTACTACCAGGGCTTACCCATTCTGATTGCCGATTACGACAACACCGGCGCAGATATCATGCCCTTCACTGAAGCCAGCGGCGACGGCTCCAGCACCCTTTGCACCTCCATCTATGTCGTCAGTTTTGGCGATCAGATGGTCAGCGGCATCCAGGGCAAAATCAAAGGCAATTTTGGCATTAGCGTTCGTGACCTTGGCGAACTGGAAACCAAGCCTGCCTACCGCACGCGCGTTGAATGGGATGTTGCCATCACTGTCAAGCATGGTCGTTCGGTGTCCCGTCTACGCGGCATCACCAATGCACCTGTGATTGTGTAAGTTTTTAGCTTTTAGCCTTTAGCCTTCATCCTTTAGCCTTCATCCTTCAGGAGACACTCATGCCTCGTTCTACTCTCCCTAACCGTCGCGCAACACAGTTTGACCTCAACCTGCAACTGCGCGACCAGGCGGCAACCGCCGTCTCAGCGACCACTGCTGAAACCGCCATCGCCTTTCCCGCGAACAAACAACTGGAATTCAAAGCCGTCATTAATGTTACTGGCTACACAGGCTATGTGTCTCCTACGGCGCAATGGGCGGTGGATGTGGAATTTTCAGCCGATAACGTCACCTTCTACCAGGTTGGGAACTCGCTCGTCCTGACGGGCGTACTGAGCCAGCTTGAAATTGCGCTGTCCGGTGGTGCAGTAGAAGCGGTCATTCCAAATGCGTCGTATGTTCGCGTTAAAGCAACGAAGACAGGCACCCCTGGCGACCTGTCCTATGGTGCGTTCCTTGCTCCTGATTCTGATTGCTAATTCCTATGCCTCAACCCATCGATCCGTTTCCTATTTACAAAGACGGTCAGACCAAGCACGTTCATGGCGTGGATTATCCAGCCTGGGCGGCAAAGGGTTGGGCGTTGGAACGCCAGCCACCTGCAACAGCGGACACTGCACCGACGATCGCCCCGGATTCAGATCTGCCTCCCCTCTCACCCACAGAACCAACGCCGTATGAGGCTCGTAAAGCGCAACTGGAATCCCTGTTGAAGGAAGACCAGGGTTGGCGCAATATCGAGCGGATTGCCAAGGAATTGGAGATGCCTGAGAAGCCGAAAGGCGGCTGGGCCGATGCCATTCCACTGATTCTGGAGAAGGAAGGGCTAACGCCGTGATTCCTGCTGACCTCAACCTGTACATCAAGCAAGGTGCCAGTTACGTCCTTTCTGTAACGCTGTTGCAGGGAGACGTGATTCGCACGACGACTGATGTATTGGCTGGGGCAGTAGCGATTTCGGTAGAGCCCATCCGGCAGGCGATCGCCAGTGGCAGGAAGCTGCTGCTAGGGGATGACCTGGTGCTGACCGTAAGTGCAGCGGTGGACGTGGGTGCGGTGTCTTTGCCGATTGATCCCACCCCACTACCCATTGCCAAGAAAACCAAAGGCTGGATCTGTGCGGATCTGACGGGCTGTACAGCCAGCGCCCCCATTAAGGGCAAATTGCAGACTTCCACCAGTCCCAGCCAATTGACACCTGTCTTCGATACGGATCCACTAAGTGGGCGGATCGACCTGATGTTGCTCCACACCCAGACCAGCTTATTGCCTGCCAACTTGTCCGTTGGGACCATCATCACTGATGAGGTTCTACAAACCCGGCAACGGCAGTCAAATGATTATGACTGGGAGATGGAAATTATCTATCCCGATGATCGGGTTGAAAGTCCCTACAAAGGGCTGATTGTAGTCTATCCCCAGATTCTGCCCCCCGCGACTGTGACGCCATGACCGAAACTGTACGCCAAACAACAACTGTGATTGTGCGACCGGAGGTGGCGATCGTTCACAGCAGTCCGGTGGCAAAAGTAACGGCAATTCACAGCACAGCCGGAGTCCCAGGGAAAAACGCCGATTCTCGTTGGGGGAACATCACCGGGGATTTAAGCCAACAGACTGACCTGGAGGCAGTACTCAGCACAAAGCAGCCTCACACAGACACGCTAGACAGTCTCGAAAGCGCTGCTCCTGGTGCGGGATTGCTGGTCAGTAACGGGATTCGCTATTTCACAACCACGAGCCTTGATGGAGGCGAATTCTGATGGTTAACACAGTACAAATCAAGCGATCACAATCGACCAATACGCCCACTGGCTTGCAGTTTGGGGAATTGGCGTTTTCGCAGGCATCAGACACCCTGTTTGTCGGTCGATCAGATACGACTGTCGAGGCGATCGGTGGTGCGGGTGTGTTTGCCAAACTAGCCTCGCCTGCATTTACGGGCATACCGACCTGCCCCACAGCAAGCACGGGCACCAACAGCACGCAGATTGCCAGCACTGCCTATGTACAGGCGGCGATCGCGGCGATCCTGCAGGCCAAAGACATTAAGGACTCGGTGCGTGTCGCTGTCACTACCAACGTCAATATTGCCAGTCCCGGCGCGGCGTTTGATGGGGTCACGTTGACCAATAGCGGCGTTGATCGCATCGCGCTATTTGGGCAAACAACCGGCTCGCAAAATGGGATTTACGTCTGGAATGGCGCATCGTCAGCACTCACCCGCTCCGCCGATGCCAACATTTCCGCCGATGTGACCAGCGGCATGATCGTGACCGTTACTGAAGGCACCAGCAACGCCGATACGGTCTGGTTCCTGCAAACGCAAGACCCGATCACGCTGGGCACCACGAGCCTGAACTTCATCCCGTTCCCCGGCGCTGGTGGCATTGTGGCTGGAACGGCGATTCAGCGCAGTGTCAACACGCTGAACGTCCTGTTTGATAACGTCACCATCTACGCGAACGGCTCCAACCAGCTCGCGATCAAAAGCTCAACCACCGCTAATCAGGTCATTTTGAGCAACGGGTCTGGATCAGCCGGCTATGGCGCGCTGCCATTGGGTAACACCAATGCTGTGACAGGCATCCTGGGCTTTGCCAATGGTGGTTTGGGCCTCAGTTCA